TCCTAATAATCCTTCTAAATGAATCCGGTAAAGTATACACACTTTGGCCCTTTATGATATTTAAAGCAAACCTATCAAATATACAATCTAGCTGCGCTATAATTTCATCATTCGCTTGCTCATCTAAAGCTGCTAAGTATGCATCTGTCCAGATTTGTGACATTATTTTAATCCAAATATCCTATCTGGCAATCTCTGTTCCTTAATGTAAACTCTAAGTTTTTCCAGATGTTCCAAATGCTCCTCCCAATAAACTTTAGCTTTACTATACTCTAGTTGCTGTTCATGTAAATCAGCTACAGAATAATTTTCCAAAGCATGGTCATATTCTTGAGGAAACTCTGGAATATCAACACCTTGTAAAATAGAAGCCGAAGCCCTGTAAAATATATGCATTTGCCCGTAATTAGGAGTGGTGGGTTTAGGAAATATAACAATGTATCTAAAATTTACCGGAGCATAAACATATGGATCTCCAGCTGCCTTTTCCCAATCCCACCTCATGTTATCTAACGTCTTTATAGTAGTAGAATTAAGCCATCTTTTTCTATGCTGTGACCAAATTGCTACTGTACAAAGATAGTCTGGAATTATACTTCTCAAGTCATAATAAGATCGTAAAGGAACATAATCTATTACAGCAGCTTTCATTATAGACCCAGAAATAGCTGCAATCTCATCATAGCCATCTTGCAAAGAATCATTTAAATCAATATCTGCATAATATCTATTAGCCTCACCAAGACAAAGTCTAACTCGCTCTTTATACTCATCCCGCGTCGGCATCTATAGTTCCTCTAGCGTCTTAACATTTCCAACTAAATTTAGGCCCATCGCTAGTACTTTATCATAGGTTAAAGGTTCTGGATTCTTCTTTGCAACCATAACAAAATCATACTCCGTCCCCTCAGGTTCAGACTGATACTTTATCCTATAAAATCCAAATGTCTCCAACAAATTACTTAACTCTGCACTAAGAATAGCTGTTACATGATAATCTCCTGGATAAAGTTGCCTTCCATACAAGGTATTTAACCAGAAGTCTCTAGCTCTATTATGGTCTTCAATAAAATATCTAGAAATTATTGCAAACTCAGGATAGCCTAATACTAATGTACCATTAGATTTTAACACCCTATGAATTTCATTAAATAAATGGTTCCAATACTTTCTTTCAATATGCTCTAAGCAATGAATCATCCAAACTTCTTCAATCTCCCCATCTATATATGGCAGATTCTTATACCTTACATCGAGTATCAAATCAGGACAAGTAGTTTCTTCAAGGTCTATATTAATAAAACCGGGAAGTTTACTCTCGCCGCTACCAATGTTAAGCTTCATAATTCATTTCCGCTACTATCTTCTTTACCCTATCAAATCGTTCCTTACCAATTGGATTTTCAATATCATGTTCTTTTCTAAGCTCTTCTACATTACTAAATGTAACAGCAGATTGCATAATTAGATGAGAGGTAGGAACTTTAGTATCTACAGCAATTGAAACATTATCAAATGTATACTTGCACTTTAAACAGAAATAGACATCCTCAGTATGCCCGGCGCCAGTTACAAAGTAAGGTGGATTTAGATGTTTTACCAATTCCATCTTAATTAGAGCACATGAAAAACCTATAGCTTCTACATCTACAATACCCTTTTCATCTACCTTATTCAAATAATCTTCATAAAACACTATCTCTTTTTTAATTTTACCATTCTCATCTGTAAAAGTGCGCTCTTCCCTAAAAAACATAGGGTGATAAGGATGAGATCTAATATATGTTAGAGCCATGATGATGTCTTTATCAGCTTCCCTAAGGCTTTTGTAAGTTTCAGGATGCACTAAGACATCATCATCTATAAACATAAGATAATCACAATTATGTTCTAGAGCTATTTTAGCTGCCATATTTCGCATATTATCTATAGACATACGATATGGAGTAAAAAATAGAAATTCATCATCAGGATACGCTTTCTTAGTCTTCAAAAAGAAATCTATATGAGAAGCATACACCTGAGAATTTATATTTTCTAGGCAATTAACGCCAATTAAAGTTTTCATATAAAAATGGGGGGTAGACTCAATACCCCCCTTAAACAAGCTACCCCACATACCTACAGCGCACGAAGAAAGATTTTCATTGTACCTAGTTTGCTTGTACTAGTATCGTTAGTAGTAGAAGCAACACTAACAACAGATAATGCTTGTGCAGCAATAGCATAACCTTGTGCAGTTGCAGTTGCTCCAGCACCATTTCTTACAAAACACTTATTTGCAGTATCTACTACAAGTATATCACCAATAGCAATAGTTGTAGCAGCATAATCTACACTTGTAGCAGATCGGGTTTGACGAATAACTTTAGCAGCATTCATAAACCCAAATACTACAGCATTACTCATTGAATTTGGAACTACATCAGCAGGTAAAACTCCAGCAAAGGTCTGATATTTAGCAGCCCCAGCCGCAGTTGCATCTATAACAGAAGTTCCATCATCAGTTCCATTGAAGGTAAAGTAAACAGGAGAACCAGCAGGTATTGTCGCCGTACCACTATTCTTTACTACAATGGAAATTGTATCAGCCTTATTTCCAACTGTGTTAATTAACATAGTTTCTCCTATACCAGTGTCCTTGCAACTTTACCCATAACACCATGTTTACGCCTATTTGAGGTACAAATATTTCCCATCCAAGCTACGTGACCAACTCTTGAATCTCCACCTACAGGCTTCTGGAAAGTTGTACCTTTCTCATCCTTAAGCATCTCAAAGTTGCTATCAGTTTCATACTTAATTCTGAAGAAATCAGTATTTAGCATGAAAACTGACCCATAAGTGGTAGTACTAACGACACCAGTATAAACATCTGGTACCTTATCATCCCACAATAGTTTGGTTTTGTGGAAGATAGTATTCTCAAAAGGATAGTTTTCGTCAGTCTTTACCATCCTATACTTAGAATACAAAGCTTGTACCAAAAGTTCATAAGTGGTCTGGTCAGAGTAAGTATGCTGTGGAGGCCCACCTGTTCCTAAAGTGCAAGTATGGTAAAGATTATTTAGTTCCAAGATTAAATTGTCATAGGTAGTTGCCGCAGAGGTTTTAGTCTTATTCTGCCACCAAGTGTTAGTAGACTCATCAATATTTCCTACTGTAGTTGCAGTAGTGGGATCAAATTTTATCAACAATGGTAATGGATCAATACTATATGAGCCATTAACAGCAGAAGTATAGGGTGCAAGTAAAGTTCCATCCCCTCTAAAGAAGCTGGTTGACCAGAATTCTTGGATACCCATTTCTGCTTGCTTAATACGAGATTTAACGAGATCTACAATCTTTTGCTTATTCATCTTTACTTCTTTCAATGAGTAAGCAATTGGAGTAGCTAGTTGTCGCCACTGCCAAATAGAATCCGTAATCCCATCAGTAGGTAAAGTGGAAAGAGTATCGTATCCATCATAAGAATCTGTAGGTGCAAGAGCATACATCAATGGTAGTTGTATGTAAGCTCCTCCATCTTGAGATTCATAATAATCAGATACAATCATCTCATGGAAAAACGCGTTTGTGGCACCAATATTATCTACTAAAGTTTTACTGTATGCTGCTAATGAAGTACCAAATAAGGAATCTAGATTTAGAGTTACCTGTGAAGGCGATGATCCAGATCCAAATGTTACTGCCATTTTAACTCCCTAAAGCTGAATCTTATGCTTCTGAGCTGCATACTTAATAGCTTCATCAAGAGAAATTTTCTTAATTCCTTTTGTGGAATCAGTTGGTGCAGCAGACGCCAATCGTGAAGTAACATCGTTAGCATTCCGATTGATTTTATTGGTCATTTTCTCTTTAGCTCTTTTCTCAGATTGCTCACTAGAAGCAATTCTGTAGAGTTTGAAAATGTAATCCTCTGTTGTAGTTCTATTTCCTGGCAATATATCATCCATCAGATGAGTCATTGCCGCTTCAAACTTCTTACTTTCTCCCTTGGTAACTCTATTTAGTTTAGATAGAGCTTTCTCAACTTCACTTTCTGTCTGAGCAGTGAGTTGTTGCTGCCTAACTTCCCTAAGCCTATTCTCATAGTCTTCTTTTTGGGAAAGCAGAACTTTCTCAATAGCAGGAGCTAGTTTCTCTGCAATGAAAGCAAAGTCCGGCCCGAGAGATTCTTTAAATACCTCTTGAATAGTCTTGGATGCTGTATGTACATCCTGCTTAGTCTCTAATAGACCAGCATTTCTAGCCAAAACCGATATAATTTCCTTAGCTGTAGATGGATTCTTTAGAGCTTTAAATAGATTTTTAGCATTTAGAACTTCTTCATCTGAGAGCTTATCCGGCTCCTCTTCTTCTGCTTTTTCTTCTTCTTCCGCTTCTTCTTCCGCTTCTTCTACTTCTGCAGGAGTTTCTTCAGCTTCCTTTACAGGTTCTTCTGCTTCTTCAATAATAGGAGGAGCTTCTTCAGGCATATTAATATCCTTTTTTCTTTAACATTATTTTTATTAGCTTCTTCTTCAACTTAGATTTTAAATTTGTCATGTCATCTCTCTTTCAAGAGTAGCATTTATAGCTGGGTAAATATTCTTAAGCTCCAAAATAGCCTTAGTCGTATCAGGTACATTAGATGTAAGAGCTAATTTGGTAAAGGTTTCCCAATTATAACCTTTTTCGGCAAACATAGCTTGTGTCATACCAAGGTTTTGTTCCGGTCCATCCCAAATTTTAGCAACGTATTGATGATTTTGCTCATCATCTTGATACTGTTCACTTGTAGTATCAAACTTACCTTCTTCAGTAATTTCAAAGATAGTTTCTACTACAATTCCTATTGCTATCAATTTATCTGCTAAATTAGTAGC